GCCCGCTCCGTGATCGGCGGAGACTGCCTGCGGCCCAGCCCGCCCTCATGCCGCACGGGACAGCCCTTCCCCATCGGGCCGGGGTGGTGCATCCCCGTGATTCCGTAGTAGTCACACCACCAGCCCTCATAGCAAAAGGTGTAGTCGCAACCCTTACACGCTTTCGCCATCGGTGCTTCCCCGCTTTTCCACCCGCAGGCGGAAGCCGCCCGCCTCCGGCGCTTCCGACGCCATCAGCCGGTATTTCCCCAGCAGTTCCGCCACTTGGGGCATGGGCAGGTCCAACTCCCAAGCCTCCGGCCCAACTTGAACCCCGAGCTTGAGACCCACGGCAATACACAAGGCGTCACAGCTCTGAACGACCTCGTGAACGCCCTTTCTGGCTTTTCGTGCGATCTCCCGCTGACTGGCGATTTCCTGGTTGGCGGCGGTGACCTTTTCCCGCAGGCGCTTTGCCTCCTCGGCCTCTCTCCTGCACCCGGCCAGCTCCCGCTCCAGCCGCTTGATCTTGTCCACGTTCCTCTCCGGCATGTTCTTCCTCGCTTTCTCTTTTCCAGAGCGGTCCGGCCATGGGGCACTCCTCCCACCCCGGCACCCGCTCACAATATCGTTTCGTCCAGGCGTCCCGGCTGTCGGCGTCGGCAAAGTCCACCTTGGCCCCCTGGCACCGAACCTTAAGCCCCTCCCCCCAGAAGAAGAAGGGACAGCACCACGTCTTTCCCATGATGCCACCTCAGCCCAGGGTGAGGCCGTTGGCTACCAGCAGTTGGAACCACACCCCGCTGTCCAGCCCCGCCTCCCTGGCCTCGGTGATGGTGGCAGGGACCCCGACCGCCTGCCTGCGCTTCACCAGCCCGCTCCACGTTCGCCGCAGGCGTTCCATGTCGTCCCGTTCCACCCGGCACGGTTCCGCCGGAGGCGGGCAAAGGGCGGTGATTTCGCCCACGTCCGGCCAGTAGTGCTTCCGCCGGAAATAGGCCGCCACCGCCTCCCGCACCGTCGAGGCCTCATAGGGCTTTAACGTGTCGTACCAAGCCCTCAAAAGCCCCTGGTCTTTTAGGTGCTTGTCCCCTTCCCGGTAGCGGCTCAGGAGCCTCCAGATCTCGTTCATCTCTTGTTTATTCAAAACGTCGTCACCGCCTTCGTATCCCTCGCCCCGGCCTGACGCCCAGGGCTCACTCGCTACGGGGTTCCTCCTCCCCCCAACAAGGGCTTTGCCCTTGCCGGGGACCCCTTTTACCCCTCTCTCCGGGGCCGGGGGCGGCTCCCTTCCCCTTTCGCACCCCCCCTCCCCCTGGAGAAGAACCAGTCTTCGTCTATGCCTTCCTGGTACGGTAGGGTAGGGTATGGTTAGGTTAGGTACGGTAGGCGTGGAATCTCCATGGATCTTCCGTGGAATTTCTGTGGAAGTTCCATCACTTTTTCCGCTCCCGGTCCTTCCGCCGGTTCCGCAGAAAGGCCCCGTTGCGCTCGTCCCAGGCGTGGATCACCAGCGCCCCAACCTCCATCTGGTCCAATAGCCCAACGCTTACCAAAATGCCCACCAGATCAGCGGGCTTTTTCTTCCAGCGCATGATCTCCGCCAGCTCTTGGGGCGGAAGAAAGGTGATGTCCCCGTCCTCATTGCCGCACTGGGCCGCCCATGCGTACAGGCGGCCCAGCTTCCCCACGGCGGCGTCCACGTCCAGCTTGGCCTCCTTGGCGAACTGGAGGACTTTAGGGTTTGTGTAGATATTGCAGTCCATTGAGAACCAGGAGTTCATCGGCTCTTCCTCCAGTCACGGCCCACAGGTCAAAACGCCCCGTCCGGCAGCTCCTCCGGGCTCTCCTCGGCGTCGGCGTACCCAACCCCAGCGACGGGGCCCTCGTCGTCGCAAAGTCCGCTAAGCTCCGCCTCCGCCTGCGGCGAAAGCTCTGCCCGCTCCCTTGCTCCTCCTCCCCCCACAGAGGCGTCCGCCTCAGTAGGGACCCCTTTTTCCCCCTCCTGGAGCGTCACAGGCTCATCATCCGGCGTATCCAGGTAATCCGGCGTCCCATCCCTGGAAATCACCGCACCGTCGCTTGCAAGGGCCTTCTGAATGTCGATGGACGTGATGCCCCACTTGCTGATCAGCTGACGGAGCATGGTCTTCCCCGCCATAGCGTCAAAGTCCTTATACCAGAAGGACGAATACTTCCACGCATCCTCTTTGGGGAAGTTCCCAGCCTCAAAGTCGGCAAAGGAGACCCGGCTTTTATTCGGGTCGGCGCTCTCCACACTGTCCAAATGGAACGCCTGGGAATAGCGGTCAGCGTGGGAAAGCATCTGGGACTTGGACCAGTAAAGCACCTTGCGGAAGCCGTTGGTCAACTCGAAGTAGGCGTAGTAGCCCACCACGGGCCGGTTCTCCCGCTCCCCATCGTCCTCCAAAAATTCCAGGACGGGCCGCCGGGTATATCGGTCCCGCCCCTTGTACTCGCCCTCCACCACGGGGAAGGCGTCAATATCGAGATATTGGCCGCTCCGCTCGGCCAACTGAATATAGCCCTTGTAACCCACCTGGAACTGGGCGACACTGCACCCCCGCTTCTTGTCCCAGTAGGGCACCAGATAATACTGGCCCAGCTGGGGCGAGGGGGACAGGTTGAGGGCCTCCCCCTGGAGTGCTGCGGAGAGCACCGTCCCGGCGTCGCACTCCTGAAGGGCGGGATTGACGGAAACGGCGGAAGTGATCGCCGCCACGAACCGCCGGGCCCGGTCCGGGTCCCCCAGAGTGTCGTTTACAAGCCGCTGATAGGCCGGGGTCTGGATCGCCACGGAAAACCGGGGCCTCCGATTCTGCAAGCTGTTGTTGGCTCTCATTTGTAAATCCTCCGATATGTAATGTTGTTGTTTCTCATGAAGGCACTCAGCGCCGCCGCCTGGGCCTTGGTGACGGAGCACTCAAACGCCAGATAATACACCGTTTCCTGTTCCTGCTCCGTCGGCTCCTCCGGGGCCGGTCCCGCCCCGCAGGCATCGGCCTGGGCCAGCCCCCCCAGCGCTTCCACCCGCCGCCGCTTCTCCTCCATCTCCCGGAACTTCTGCGCCTGTTCCTTGAGGTGGTGGCGGTGGGCCAAGGCGGCGGACACATCCAGAGCTTCCAGATACTTGACCTTCACCTCGTCCTGGTATTCCGCCTCTACGGTGCCCAACACCTTGAGGTCGGCCCGGATCTTCGACAAAGCGCTGGAAACCTCCTCCTTGATCTTCTTCATCGACGTACCGGCATTGAGCCATTCGTCCTTCCAAACGGCGGACAGGGGCACCAATCCCATAAGGTCCCCCACCTCCTCCCGGAAGAAGGCGTCGATCTCCCCATATTTGGCCTCCCTCCGGCGGTCCTCGTGCTCCTTGAGCTGTCCGTCAATGGCGGAGATAGGGGCTTCGATCATTCCCACCAGCTCCTTGACCTTGGCCTCAAAGTCGTTATAGGGGGCGAGACAAACCTTCTTGACCTCTTTCCGCTTGGCCTCCAACGCCTCCCGGAGCTTGTTCAGGTCGGCCCGGTCCTGCTTGGCGGCCTTGATTGCCCCCTCAGTCACCACCAAGCCGCTGTAATACCGCAACCGCTCCTGGAGAACGGATTTCATCTCCTCAAAATTGAACCCCAGGACAGCGGGCACCACCTCCGCCACGTCCGGGCTCATCACAAATTCCAAAGTGTCCATAACGCCCTCACAGCCTCCCGGCCAGCGTATCCGCCAGAATTGCGATCCGTTCCGCCCGCCCCTGCAAATCTTCCATGACGTCGAACAGCCCGATAAGCTCCCGGTCGTTTCCATCTTCCTTCGCAAAACGCCCCTCCAGCACGGACAGGGCGCTCACCAGATACGCCTCCGCCCTCATCAGCGGGTCCTTCACCCGCTCCGTCATTTGGGACAGGGTAACCTTATTGACCTCATTACAACAGCAAACCGCTTCATTCATTTAAATTTCTCCTTTCAACCTCGGCCTCTCGCCGGGCAACTGTATTTTCAAATTGGGCCGCCGCCGCTCCTGGACGCAGGTCCAGAAGGCGGTATCCTCCCGCTCCACCCTCTCCAGGTCTCCCAGAACGTCCGCCCGGTCGATGCGGTAGTGCCGGACCTCTTTTCTGTCGTCCCCGTCTGCAGTGGTAAACTTGAGCTGGGCCAGCAGTTCCACGAACTCCCACCCGGCGGCCAGCATTTGGTGGCACACCTGGACGTAATACTCATCAGGAACCCGGTCCTTCCATTTGTCCCACCCGGCGGCGTTCATGATCTCCGTGGTTTTGATCTCCAGCCCGCCCCGCCGCCCCGTGGCCTTCTCCACCAGTTCCCCGTCCGGGGTGCAGGCGATAAAGGGCTTCTCCGGGTGATGGAACACCTTGAAGGGCACGAAGGACACCTCGTACTCCGGGTGATCCAGCTCAAAGAAGGCCCGCAGAAGGGGCTCGGCGTCGTTGCCGTACCTGACATAGGGTTTCTCCCCAATGTCCTCCGGCACTACGAGCCCCATCTTCTCCTCCCAGAGCTGTTCGTTGCTCTTCCAGTGGGACACCCCCAGGACGGCGGGGGCGTCGGACGCCCCCAGCCAGTCCCGGCGATGCGCCAGCCAAGCCTCCCGGCCGGCAAAAAGCTCGTACTCAGGGTACGCCATCACATCATCACGACCACATAGCCGACTTCGATCTCCTTTGCCAGCTTCTTCTCAAAGTAATCGGCAATCCGGCGCTTGGCCTCCAGCCGCCACCTGCCGCCGTCGGCCTCGAACAGTCCCACGCCCGCATTCTCGTTCAGCCGCAGGATGAACTCACTCTCCGGCTGCTCGATCTCGGTAAAGGTGCGATAGGGGCACAGGGTGACACGGGGTTTGACCGGGACCATCTGCTTGAGCTGAACCCCCGCCCGGGCCTCCACAGACTGGCTCACGCCGTTGTCCACGGTCGTAACGCCCTCTTCCTTGTGGATACGGGAGAGCAAATCGAGAAGATACGCAGTGTCCTCGTTGGGCACGAAAGCACTCCGAAGCTGGATGATCGCCTCCTCCTGCTCCCGCCAGCCCTCCCGGAAGTCGGGGGCGTCACAGACGGCGCAGTACAGGCGATCCCTGCCCATAACGGTGTCCAAGGTGCTGAACACATTGACACGCCGGGGGTCGGACACCCGGATAAAGACCGGGAAATTCTCCATCATCTCCAGCTCCGTGCGCACCAGCTTCACGATGCTGTCCAGGCCGTTGACCTCCAATTCGTTGGGCCGGTCCACGTTGACGGGAATCCGAACCAGCTCGTGGTCGGAATAGGTATCCCCGTGGATCTCGTAGGTCTTGTTTTCCTTGAGGGACACAAGATACTGGAAGGCTTCTTTCAACATAAGTAACAATCCTTTCAAAATAGAGTTTCTTGTCTGGGCTCGTCCTGCCGGACCTCTACGGCCCGAATATCTCCATACCGCTCACAGTAGGCGGCCAGCTCTTCCTTCACCCCGGCGATATCCCGCTGGGGGCTGTCCACCCTCACAACAATGTAAAGCACGGCTTACCCCATGGCCGCTTTCTGCTGATTGAACTTGAGGACCTTGGGCTCCTCCTGCTCTGTCCCGTCCAAATGAATCTGTCCGGGGATCTGCGGGGCCATCTCGGCCACCACCATTTCCCCGGTGCCCGGAAGGGCGGCAACGCACAAATTGATGCTTACCGGCTCCGTGGGCACCAGCGTGGGCTTAGCCGTGGCAAACACGGCGATGCTGTGCCGGTCGGCGCTGGGAATCATATCCAAGGTGACAGTGATCTTTCGCTTGGCCGTGGCCCTGGTGTTGACGTCCAGAATATTGTCCAGCACCTTCCCCATCTCGTAGTCGATCCGCTCCATGATGGCCCCCTTCGCCATCTCCATAATGCTTGCCCTGCACATTTCTCCCATTTGCATATCGTTTTCCTCCTTTTCTTGAAGCTCCTCCCGGCATCTGTCACACAGGCCGTCCGGGGAAGTCTCGTAGATTTCTCCCCGGCACCTCTGGCACCACTCCGCCGGGGCCATATCCTGTTTGTCCCGCATCGGATTCAGCATTTCCGGCCCTCCCGGACAGACAGCGCCCGCTTCCGGGCCCCGTACTCCCCCACCAGCCGCTTGAGGGCTGCGTCATACCAGCTCTGCCAGGAGGAGTAGCCGCATACGGCCAGGAGATCACCGGGCAGGGCTTCCTCAAACGCCCGGCTCACCCGGTAGCACTTGCGGTAAAACCTCCGGCCCCGCCGCTGTTCTCTGGTCTCGGCCTCCGGCTCTTCCCCGCCGTCCGACCGGCAGGCTTCTGCCCGCCCGTCACAGGCGGGAACCCCGCCCGCCAGCTCCAGCTCGTCCCGCCCGTACAACTCGAACCTGGAGGCTTGCAAAACCTCCTCCAGGGCGAAAAGCTGTTCCCTCGTCGGCAGACACAGCCCCTTTTCATACCGGCTCACCTGGGGAGTGTCCATCCGGCGGTCCACCGCCTTCAGCCACCGGGCCACCTGGCCCTGGGTCATACCCATCTCCAGCCGCCGCCGCTGTACCTGTTCTCCCAGGCTCACAACAGAGCGCCCCCCTTCCTGGCCATCCAGCCGCCCGCCAGGACGGAGCCAAAAGCCAAGGCCATCCACCCCAGCGCCGCCCCCTGCTCCACCGCACCGGCAACGTCCATCGGCACCAGCAGGAGAAACACCGGCCAGAGCATCCCGCAGACCCGCTTCATACCAGGGCCTCCGTGAGTTTGCGCAGGGCCCCCAGCTTTTCGTCCAAGATCCGGGTAATCCCATCCACGGCGATTTCCTCAACCTCCCGCAGTCGGTAGGTGGGCAAATCCCCCTGCTTGTATTTCATCAGCAGGCCGGGGGAAATATTGTAGGCCCAGCTCCCCCCTGCGCATTTGACGGCAAACCCAAAGGGGGCCCGCCCCTCTTGGAGCGCCCGGTAAATTGTGGGCGTGGACCAGCCGATATACCGGGCCGCCAAGTCTACCGGCACGTTCTCAAACGCTCTGATCTCCTCGTCGCCGGGCACCGGCAACGTACTTTTCTTCATTTTGAAGTCCTCCTTCCTTCCGCCGCCCGCCCTTGACAGACCGGGCGGCACACCTTAGAATGGAGGGCGGAATGGTGCTCAACTGTTCCACCCTCGGCCCCGTTCGGTGTGTCAGCACCGGGCGGGGCTTCCTTTATTCGATTTGTACATGTTTCGTCACGACCTTGCACCGCAGGCAGTACATGTGCTTTACGTGCCCCGGCTGTGTGGTTTTGCCCCTCCGCTTGGTCGCCGGGGCGATTTCCCCGCAGACGGCGCACCGAAAAAGCCGTTTCTGCGGGGCGGTCTTCCACTTGGGCACCGCCTCACCGCCTTCCTCTTGCCCTTCCCCGTCAATCGTGTTACATTGTCGGGGAGGGGGTCTTTTTATGTCTGATTTTTCCGAACACGAGTATAGAATTTTGAATTTTGTTGATGAGAGAAAACGTTGCTATTACCTCGATGTAATAAATCAATTTGACCCCTCGAAACAATGCAACGAGACCAAACGACTTTTAAACCATCTGTTGTCCAAGGGTACTCTCTGTTACCTCTCTCAGGCATTTCCTATGGAAAATGCCCGAATTGGAATTACCCCATTTGGAACTTCCTTACTGGAAGCCCATCGGGAGCGGCTTTCAATGGAACAGCGCCATGCCGAGGAAATGGCCCAGCAAGCCGCCAAGAAAAAGGCCGAAAAGAAATCGGACAGAAGATTCCAGCTTACGAATACGTTGCTCGGTGCCTTGGTCGGCGCTGGGCTTACTCTCGTGGTCGAACATTTCTCTGAAATCCTTACTTTTCTCCGGGGGCTTCATTGACTTCACTCTTCTTTCTGCGAATCGCTTCCAACGCCTCTTTGCGCTTCGCCAGGTATTCATCCAGTGTCGGGTACGCCCCTTGCCGTCCTTGCAGGGCCGATACAAGGACGGCAATTTCCTTTTCCGTCCCCTCGATTACAATTTTCATCCGCTCACCCCCTTTTTTCGCTTGGTGCGCAATGCGCACCAAGCGAGGCAAAAAAAATTTCGTACGGGTTATCAATTCCAAGATACGTAATCATTTCCGCCATCTCGTCACTGTCAAACACGCCCTTTTTCATCTTGGTATAAAAGGTTTTTTCAGTCATACCAAGATGTTTTGCCACCCGGCGTTGCGAAAGCCCACGCTCCGCAATCACTCCACGCAGCTTGTCCGTATCAACCATCGCCCTATGCCCTCCCTTCGTTGTTGTATCGTTTGGTGCATCTTACGCACCAAACTATACCACCGCTCAAGTTACGTGTCAAGAGATTTTTTGCTTCTTTTTTCAAAAAGTTGTTGCGCATTAAGTAATTTATGTTATAATAAGTTCATCATGAAAGGAGGTGTTTCCCGTGAGCATCGGAGAAAACATCCGCCGCAGAAGGAAAGAACTTGATATGACGCTGGAGGAAGTGGCGGCTCTCGTTGGAATCAGCCGTCAAACCATGAGCCGTTATGAAACCGGGATCATTGGTAATATCCCCTCTGATAAAATAGAATCCCTGGCCAAAGCCCTTCGCACGACCCCCGCTTACATCATGGGCTGGGAGGAGCACACCGGCAAACAAATCCCCTCCGCCGCCAATATCCTCCCCATGCCCCGCTTCGTGAAAAAGCCCCGCCTGGGCACTATCGCCTGCGGAAGGCCCATCCTGGCCGTGGAAGAGGTGGACGAGTTTGACGACGTACCCGAGGGCGTGGACTGCGACTTCACCCTCAAGTGCAAGGGCGACAGCATGATAAACGCCCGCATCTTCGACGGCGATATTGTATACGTGAAGGAGCAGCCCGAGGTGGAGAACGGCCAGATCGCCGCCGTCATTATCGACGACGAGGCCACCCTGAAAAAGGTCTACTACACCCCCGGCTCCGACCGCATCACCCTCCGGGCCTGCAATCCTCTATACGCCGATATGGTCTATGAGGGCGAGACCTTGGACCAGATCCGCATCCTTGGCCGTGCCGTGGCCTTCACCAGCACCATCCGGGAATAAATAATGGGGGAATGAGACATGAACCAACTCATACGGAAAACCCATTTGAAAATTATTAAGCATCCTGTTTCAATACTATTTTTAATCCTTATCAGCTTAAGTGCCGCCCTTACTCTATTTTCTTTTTTTGCACATCACAATCTGGATTTTACTATTCTTTTTTGTAGTCTTCTCATTTCCGTTGTCTTATGGCCCAGATTATTTTCCGCCTTGCTTTTTGTAGTTGCTCCATCATTACACGATGCTAATAATGAAAAAACTCGTGAGTTATTGCCACCTGAAATATTTATTCCCCATAGCATGTCAACTTTTATAGAATCGCTTTCCACGAAAAAGTTTATCTGTACCCAAAGCCTTCTTTTTATTTTTGATAAAAGGCACTTCGATATAATACAAAGAAAAGATATTGCTTGGATTTATATAGCTACAAAACAAATAAACTTCACACAAAATGCTGAAAACGTCGTTATCATTTACGATATTTCCAGGCAACGGCACAAACTACGTGCTGAATCCATATCGGAAGCAAAAACTATTGCTTCTACTCTTTTTGCTCTGCATCCAGACGCCCTTTCCGGCTACACGAAAGCAAATCAACAATTATTTGATACCCTTTCACATCTCGTTTGAGGTATTGTCATGAGTGAAAAGTTTGAGGTGCGTCCCAAACGGAAGGATTTCAAATTAACTGAAGCGGACATTGAGAGAGAGCTTTATGAAGACTTTAAACTTGATAAAATTGAACTTGGGTCTCCAGAAGCATATGCCTGCATGGAAAAGCTCTACATTTCCACAGAGTTAGACAATCGTCTTTGGGACACCAGACTATGCAATGTACATCAATATATAAAACAGCGTAATATTCTTATTTTCATTTCAGTTGTCCTCGCCGCCCTCTGCCTCTTCTTCGCCCTCCGCCCCTCTCTGGCCCCCAGCGTTCCCGCCTCCACCCCCGCCGTCACCACCACCCAGGCCGTCACCCGCACCTCTGGACAATACGTCGCCAGCGTGAACAGCAACAAATTTCACCGCACATCTTGTCGTCATGCCCAGGACATTCTCAACGAAAACCGTGTCTACTACGACACTGTGACGGAAGCCGAGGACGACGGCAAGGAGCCCTGCTCCGTCTGCCGCCCCTAGAATAAAAAAGACCGCCCCGAGATCCTACCCTCGAAGCGGTCATGCACAGGCCCCAAGCTATCACACCAAGGCACCTTTGCGCCCTTTAATCCTATCACATCGGGGCGTCTGGTGCAAGTGAAAAGGAGGAATCCACCATGCGCCGGCCAAACGGTACAGGAACCATCGTAAAATTACCAGGAAATCGCCGTAAGCCCTATGTCGTCAAGGTTTCAGAAAAAGATAGACACGGCCATATAGTTCAACGGCCACTTGGGTACTATGCTTTAGGCGATGAGGCCCAGGCCGCCCTCGACGATTACAATGACCGCCGGAGAGCAGGGACCGCCCCGCTCCCTGATAAACTCTCCATGACCGTGCAAATGGTCTACGATGGATGGTCCGGGCGGGAATACGCAAAACTCGAAAAGGCCGGACGCTCCTCGTCCCTGCAAAGCCACAAGGCAGCGTGGAACAAGCGGGTTTCCCGGTTCTCCTCCCGCAAGATGCGTGAAGTTGCCCTGGACGAATGGCAAAGCATCCTGGACGAAGATGAAGATAAGGGGCTCTCCCAGAGCACCATAAACAATGACGCCGCCCTAATTCGTGCCCTCTACGCCTATTCAATGGAACGGGATATTGTCGGCAAGGACTACTCCAAATATCTAGACGTCCCTTCGGTTGACCCCAAGAACCCGAAGGGTGCCCTCTCCGACATCCAACTTGCCAAGCTGGAAAAAATGGCAAAAGACGGCTTTCCATGGGCCGACACTGTTCTCATGCTCTGCTACACGGGATACCGCATCACAGAATTTTTGTCTCTCTCCCCCTTTCAGTACCACCCGGAAAGCGGGGGCTATTTTTCAGCCGGTATCAAAACAGGTGCGGGCCGGAACCGCATCCTCCCCATTCACCCCAAAATCAAGCCCTATTTCACCCGCCGTCTGGCGCAAGGGAAAGCCACCATCATCACAAACGACCATGGCGAACCAGTTCCGACATGGTGGTATCGGGAACGTGCTTTTCCCCCCATCATGGAAGCCCTTGATTTGCCGGAAGCCACACCGCACTGGTGCCGTCATACCTTCAACACCCGGCTCTTGACAGCAGGGGTGGACGAGATCACCCGAAAACTCCTTATGGGTCACTCCCTCAAGAAGGACACAAACGCCGGGTATGCCCATCCCCCTGTTGAATGGCTTGCTGAAGCAGTTCAAAAACTTGCTTAATCATAATCACCAATTATCAGCCGTTAGTAACGTATTAGTAACACGTTAGTAACAAAAATGCCTTCAATCCATTGCGCCGCAATAATAATGAATTAAGGGAACGTTAAGAAACTCTTTATTCTTTGCACAAAAACAGAGGGTTGGCTCGGGACATATCTGGTTTTCTTTTTATATCCCAAACTTTTCCGCGGGGCGGCAAAAAACAAACCCGCCCGGGGGCAAACATCCCCAGGGCGGGTTTTTGCGTAGGAGCCTCCTCACCGGACCGCGGCCTTTTCGCCCCGTTTGGCCTCGATGAGCCTCAGCGCCTTTTTCCGCGCCCGGCTCAGGGCCACCCGAACGGTGCCCGGCTTTTCGCCCCGCTGCTGCGCCATCTCCGTGGGCGTCATCCCCAAAATATACCGGTCCGACAGAAGGGACTGGGTCTCCTCATCCAGGTCCTTCCACACCGTGTACAGCTCACCGATCTCCTCCATCCGGATCAGCCTGCTCTCCACGCCGTCCTCCGGGTCGGGCTGGTCCCATGTCTCGTCCAGGGGCACGGCGGCGTGCCGGGCCCCGCCACGGTTGTGGTTTTTGGCCGCGTTCACCGCCGTTCGGACGATATACGAGGCCATACGGGAGGAGTCCAGCTCCCGCAGCTGGGCGGTGCGGCGGATCAGCCTCATCCATGTGGTTTGGACCACATCCTGCCAGCTGTTGTCGGCATCGGTCAGACTGTCACGGACCTTTGAAATGACCAGTTTGTGGTATCTCGTATAGAGCTCTTCCATAAAAGCCCGGTCGCTGTCGTCC